TAGTCCTTCAAAGCCTTTTCCTAACTCCGAGGCTTTAACTGGTTCATAACCCAACGCTACACGTTTGTCGATACTGTCGTAATTATTTGTAGTGGATAACCAGCACAAATGCATACCCGGAATAAAACCTTCCGGAAGGTCAGGCAACGCGCTATTTGCCCATTTGTCTCTGAACGCTTCTGCACGTTCGCGCTTTGATTTATTGTCTGGATCTTCTGCTGCGATCCGTTCTTTTGTTTCTTGTACTCGATCCGCTAAGCGGTCATCTAAGTCACGTTTAATTCTTGTATTTGCCATGATAATTAACCTTTATTTTGACGATCGTACTGCGCGTATGCGCGGATCATTTTGTTTCGTTTTTCTACATCATCCCATGCACCAGCATCTTTGATCGCATCAACTCGAGCTTTGCTCAATGTGATGGTTCCAGGTTTTGATGCACCCGCATTAGCCGAACGGCTAGATGGGGATGGATTTGCTCGTTTCACAGAGCCTCCTTTTGAAGTGTATCTGTGCGGTAAACGAGATGATAAACGACTGTCTAACTCTTCCCAATACTCAGGATCTTTTGGATCCCAACCATCAGCTGAGAGTTCTTGGTCAATTACTTTGGCAATTCTACTATCGGTATCTCGAGCTTGCGGATCATACCAAGAATTTTTGCTTAGCCATCTTTCGGCGTTCTTTTGAACTTTGGTATTTACTTCATCCGGCACATTTTGTTGTGGCGTTTTAGCTTGCTCGAGCTGTTGTTTTTTGTAATGCTGGGCTTGTTGCAAACGTTGTTTAGCGTCTGTCAATTGCTCTAAATACTCTACCTGAGCTGCTGCATCATTAGCTTGGGCCGCTTGGGTTAACTTCATCTTAGCGTATTCAACGCGTGTTGCTTCGTCTTCAATAGACTTGTCAAGTTGCGCAAACTGGTAAGATACTGCTGTATTTTCTACAGCTGCCAAACGCCGAGCCAATTCTTCATTGTTGCGCTCAAGCATTTTAATCTTGTTTTGAGCTGATAGATCCCGCTGTTTCTTTAACTCTTTTTTGAGTTTGCGTTCTTCTCTACGAGCTTCGCGAATTGCTTCACGTTCTTCTTCGGTTTCGTCAAAGTTGTCTTCATCGTCAGCTTCATCTTCTTCCCGTTCCTCATCGGTGCGGTCGTCTGGTTTTGCTACTTCAACAACTTCTTCGTAATCTTCTATTTCTTCTGGTACTTCTACTTTAGCTAAAACTGTACCATCATCACGTTCCTTAATAGGAACATCTTTCTTTTCATTCTCTGCCATTTTTGACTTTCTACAAAGTTAATCTACAAACGCTTTCATTTTTTGCGCATGTTCAAAAGACTTAATGCGCGCAATGATTTCACGTGCCTGAATGGTAATAAACACCACTGGGGCGCCATCATCATTCGGGTTAACAACAAAGCGATCACCGCCGTATTTAATGGTTCTAACCAAATCACCCTGTTTACACCAAGGGCCTTCAATCCAAGGCTCTAATGTGTCCGGCGACTTATATGCTAGTGGTCCAATTTGTATTACTTTGGCTACAGTTTCATTGAAACGTAAGGTTTGTTTGGTTTCATCAACTAAAATGATGCCACCTTTGCTTTTGTTCTTTTCTCGGCGTAACTGCACCAATACTCGATCGCCAGCTATTTCTACTCCAGGGTCTACATCAGGAAAACACTCGGCTTCCGAACGCAAATCTAGTTCGTCTTTACTATTAAAATCAATTGCCATGCGGCAATCCTTTCCTAAGTCCTACGACTCTTCTTCGTTTTCCGTCAAAATTTCGTTAATAATTGCAAGGGTTAGTTTTAAACCCTCGATTTTACCTACGTACTGCTTGTAGTCGTCAAATGTATTGACGTTCGTTCCCGCGGTGACGGTTTCCGCTTGGCTCTGTATCTCGCTGCTTACGCGGCTGATAATTTCGGAAATAAAGTCCTTCATATTTTAACTAATACGCTGTGGCGGATAAATCCGCCCCAAATATTAATAAAAGTTGCCGCCGTCAATCTCTTTAAGATTTTTACCTGGGCCGACTTTATCAGAATTTGCCATTTTGGCTTGAGCTGCGCCAATTTTCCAGTTGTTATCACGATGTGATCCAGCTGGGCCTTTATCAATGCTGGTTTCGCCAGGGCCGCCAGCGTAACCAGGGGTGCCTGTCATTTTATAGGCTTTTTTGTAGCCTACATCGCCGCCGGGTTGTTTTGTATTTGCCATTTATTGTCCTTGAGTTGGAGGTGTTGGGGGTTGTGCTGCTTGTTGTTCTTGCATTTGAGCCATTTGTTGCTGGTGCTGCTGATCTGATTGGATTAAACCTTGTTCATGCTGTTGTTGTGCGTGTTGTAACTCAATTGCTTTTTCAACTTGCATAGCTTGTTGTTCAAACGCTTGTTGTTGCACCGCTAAACCATGCTGGCGAATATCTTGTTCGGCTGCAATCGTAGCTTCCATGGCTGACAAGTTCTGTTCATGCTCAAGTTGGGCTTGTTGGCTGTCCATTTGGGCGCCAGCGGCAATCATAGCGACCCGTTCTTTTGCTGCGTTGTTGATGTTAGCCAAAGCAATATCTTTAGCGTTTTGCTGACTGTCAATATTAGACTGAGTTTGGTATTTAGCTTGCAACTCTTGAACTTTTTGCTGCAACTGAGCAATCTTGATCTGATATTCTTGTTGCTGCTTTTGATTTTCAAGTTGCATCCGTGCTGCAGACTCTTCGGCTTTGCGTTTGGTTTCTGCCATTTGAGTTTGCAGAATAACGTTGGCAGTTGGATCTTGACCCAGCATTTGTTGTTGCTGAGCTTGTTGAGCTTGCGCCACTTTTTGAGCAAGTGCTTGAATTTGCTGTACGTATGGTGCCAATTCTTGTTGAGAGTCTTGGTTTACCATCTGAGAAGCCAAGGCAAGCGCTTGTTGGGCTTGTCTGTCTAACGGTTTTTCTTGATGCAAATCTAATGTATCTTTGCCACCAGCAGCTTGTGCTACCATACCACGCATTGATTGCAGATAGTGCAAAGTTAAATGTTGTTTAATGTGCGCTAATGCTTGTGGCGCAAAGGTAGGTCCAATAACAGGATTGCCACCGTATGCTGGGTTGTTGGCATACTCCAAATGAATCTTAATGTGCGCGATGTGATCTTGATCTGGGTAAGCCGCTGCTGGTTTGCCCATGGTCATAGACACGTTTTCCAAGGCAGGATTAGAATCGCTTGCACCTAATGGGTTAGGCAAAATTTCTTCGGCATCTGGTACTTTTAATTGTTTAAGAACGCGGCGATATACCGCGCGCATATCAAACATGCCAGGTTGAGCTGCATTAGCTGCCGTTCCCATTTGCAACAACGCTTGGTTTTGGGCAAGACGTTGTGTTTCAGAAAAAATATTAGGGTCAGATACTGGGCGAACATCATTGTTGTACGCAAAATCGCGCACTTCAATTTCAGCGCCAGACTGATTGTCCATCTCCTGTAAATACCAGTGATTGAGACGGGAAATAATGTTTAGTGACTTAGCTTGGCTACGGTGCAGGCGCGCGTGAATGCTAGAAAATACTTTAGCACCTTGCTCAATCAACGCTTGGGTTGTACCTACTGGCATATTGCTGTTTGCATCAGCAATCTTTTCTTCAGAGGTTGTAACAACGCCTTTAGCTGCAGCAGTTAACCAACCTAACAAATCAAACAATACAGATGATGGTGGATTAAACGGCATTGGCATGGCAATTTGACGGATGTCCGTCACGCCAGGGCCAGATTCTACTTCAATTACTTGAGTGGGTTCAATTCTGTCACTCTGTCCGCTAACTCGTCCAGTTTTGAGCTTAAGCATCGTCTGAGAGTTGTTGATATGAGCAGCATCCAACAAAGCGCGTAGAGAGCCAGTAAGAGCAGCAGAGAGCCCGCCAATAAGATGGGGAAGACCAATAGCGTAAGCGCCACGCCAAGGAATGAACTTGAACTCAACATACCAATCCAGCTTTTCGAGCTTCTCATCACCTGACTCCCAGTTGCGATATAGAGCCAGTACTTTGCTGCTGGACTCATCAATAATTAAAATATACGGTGCGCGGCGTCCTTCGGTGAGAGGATCTTCTTCTAAGCGAATAAAACAAGTGATTTCGTAAACACGACGTAATCCATCAATATTTTTAGATGGCTCGGACTTACCTTCAACTTTGTTATTAGCTTGTTCGGCTTTAGTTTGGTCTGTTAGCGGCGCATCGGAAGTATACTGCGCGCTTTCTAAGTCACGATAATAACCAGCGTCAATACGCTGTTGATATGTGTCTTCTGTAATGTCTTGTTGTTCTGCTACACGCTGTGAGGTGTAGAAGTTGGTTGATGAGTACGGAAGGATAATGTTATCAATCGGCACCCATTCGCACATTGGACGTTTTTGCTCTTCGTCAAAACGCCATTTAAGAAACTGTGAACCACCAAGTGGCAACTGAGTAAACAATTGCTCCATCTCATCGCGGTACTCAGGAATCTGTTCTGTAAGTTGCCAGTTAAGAAAACTAACTTTGCGATCAGCAACTTCTACTTTGTTGCGGTTGTCATTGCCTTTGATATTGGATTTAACAATGCCATCAGACGGTAACAATTCTTTTGACGCAGACGCTGCAAAATCAACGCAAGCCTCTGCCATAACAGGGTGGACCACTTTTGAGGCTCCATCAAAGGTTGCGCCTCCAGGTGCGTCCTTACCTAAACCGGTTCGGCGAATACCTTCTTCGTATTGTTTATCGCGTTGACTACGTGCTTCTTTATCAACATCGATGTAATCCAAATATTCAACCGACAACATCTGCAAAACACCCTCATCAAGCTCATCAGCCAAGTTAGCGTAGAACTCAGGGTTTTTTAGTGGACTTTGTTTTTCTTTGTAGTTGATGACAACGGAACCATCATCAAGCTCAATTACTTCTTCTTCAACATCTTCTGGTTCAAGGCCCAATGCTTCTTCATACGCGTCCATTTCTGCGTCTTGTGCGGTAGCAAGTTCAATATCTTCCTCGCGGTCTGATAGACCGGGCAGATTTGCTCCCATTTGCATCGGTATTTGTGGATTTGCCATAGATATAATATTTTGAATTGTTGCTACATAGCAACAACGAGAATTAGGGACGTCCTTATTTTAACTAATACGCTATTTTGGGGCATTCCGCCCTATTGAGCGTAGGGGTTAGCAAAACGTTTGCGAACATCATCGTCCGCATAATCATAATCACGTGCTGGCAGGGGATCTAACTGAATCCAACCGGAATCCCGCAAAATACGCATAGCTTGGGAAAAAGAGTCCACATAGTCATCATGCCCGCCCGCTTCAGGAAACGAACACAGCTGACGCAAAAACCGTTTAGACCAGGTAGCAAACTCGCCTTTTACCTCAGAGTCTTCTGGAATAAACACTTTTCCTTTAGAAACTAGCGGCGCCACAATGTTTAGCCGTTGCACTTTGTCCGCTCTGCCAGGGTTATAACCTTGAACCGGCACACCAGATTGCTGAAGTTCTTGGATTAGCGAAATACCGGCAGATTTGTCTTCCATCAATATCAAATCGGCTTTTCGCCCCTTTCCAAAGTCATTATCGGCGCCGTATACCACTTCTTTGAAGTCATTAATCACTTTTCTGCGCAATTCAGGGTAGGACAGGTGCTCATCCCAAGAATCTAACAAGATTGCTGCCATTCCAGCGTCAGTTTGCTCAAACACACCCCAAACCTCACATGCCGTTGGGTCGTTAGTAGTTTTTTCGCTGGTGGCTGGGTCGTATGAGGC